CTTGGGTCGCCCTCTACTTAAGGTATTACTTTATTTACCTTCGGTATTGGGTATTAAGTCTACGATCTATGTGGTAAAAGTTCTTCTAGTATACGCTAAGGCGGTACATTCCTTATGGATTGCGAGTGGGATGCGCTATGTGGTTATCTACCTCAAAGCGTGTCATACACTTCTCCAGCAGGCGTGTGCCGGCCAGAAGCTTTCCGACACGGGCTCGTTAGGAGCCCGAGTTCGGCGGACGAGGGCAGGAGGTTTACCTGCTCTCATTCCAGTAACGCATCGCAAGGAGATAAGTAAAGGTAACAAGATGATAATACGTCTCTGGTTATCTCTCTTCTCGATATATCGAGTTATCGATATACCGGGACGCGTCAACCTTGGGACTATTATTGCTCCTTATTCAGGAGAGACGGTTATCTTAACAGAGTTTAGTCGCTTTGTTGGGAAATTTTATCTTTTGATTAAGGAGAAGTTTACGGTCTCTGGGTCGATTACTGATGCTCTTTACGATGGTGCCATCGATTTTCTGAAGCAGCTTCGAGCGAAGCCGTTTCTGATTACCGCTGCCAGCCCTGTCCTTTCGGGTAAGGCTGTCAAGTGGCTATCTACTTCACCGATCGCGATCTTATTAAGCGTTCGAGTGTGGAACGACGAGCATAACCGACCTCTGAGAACTCTCTTGGAGAATTGGTGTGCGATGACGGGAAACATTTGGATGCTGAACCGGATGGAACTATGGGCGAAAGGCCCTAGGGATGTCCGGGATAAGCGTACGACGGTCACACCTTCTGGTGAGTTAATCACCGGAGGAGTCGACCTTGTGGATTGGCTTCCACAGGTGGGCAAGAAAGTAGGTAGTACTTGGCAACACTTCCTCGGGAAGTTAGGGTTCAAGAAAGAAGCCGCCGGGAAGGTTAGAGTTTTCGCTATGGTCGATTGCTTTACTCAATGGGTAATGGACCCATTGCATCAAGCGATCTTCCAACTCTTGCGGGTCATCCCGCAGGATGGTACACACGATCAGGTAAAACCGCTTGATCGTTTGCTTGAGCGCCAGAGGGAATTGAGGGACAAGAATCGGCCTCCTGGTGATACCCATAAGGGGAAATCACGAGGTCGTGCACTGTCTCGAGAAACCTTCGGGTTGTTCTCGTTCGATTTGTCGTCCGCGACGGATCGTTTACCGCTGGTCTTCCAGAAAGTGCTCCTCTCGCCTATTTTAGGGGCGTGGGGAGCAGAAGTATGGGGATGTCTATTGGTTGCCCGCGACTACCTTTACACTCGAAAAGATGAATTCGGGTTGAAGGGTGGTTCAGTTCATTACAGAACTGGTCAACCAATGGGTGCCCTATCTTCCTGGGCCATGTTAGCGTTAACTCACCATTGCATAGTGCAGTGGGCCTGGTTTAACGTATGCAAGAAGGGCTTCGGAATTTGGTCTTGGTACCGAGACTACGCCGTCTTAGGTGATGACGTAGTAATCTTGGGACGCCAAGTAGCAAAGGAGTATGTACGATTGATGACCGCATTAGGCGTTCAGATATCGATGCATAAGTCTTTGGTTTCAACGACTGGATTGGGACTCGAGTTCGCGAAACGTACTTTCCTGAGAGGAGAGGACGTAAGCGCGGTACCTCTGCCCGAGCTTCTGGTTGCAAGGCAAAACATGCCTGCACTTATGGAGCTCTGTCGGAAGTATAAAATGACTTTAGGACAGTATTTGTCTTTCCTGAAGTTTGGTTATCGGGCCAAGGGAGGAGCAACAGCTCACCTTTGGAGAATCTCAAAGCGGTTGAGAAACTACTTGGTTGCTTTCTATTCTCCATCCATGCCAGCCTCTCCTGGGCTTGTTCAATGGTTATCTATGCGCACAATAGGTAGCTATTACAAGACTTCGAAGGCGAAGATGGATGCACTTCTCAACCAACTGATCGTGAATGAGCGGAAAGCTCTTCTCGAGATGTTGGATCGATTGCAACCTCTCGTTTCGGAAGCGAAGCGTTTGGGGACAGT